CGCAAGGTGCTAATGTATACACCATGACTCCTGGTGATACATTAACAGACGATACAGGAGTTTCTTACACTATCGCAGCAGTAGAAGATACAGTAGATTTTGATAATACTTTCTATATCTATGATGTCAATACTATCCGTAGAAGAATTTATGGTCAGCAAGATGGTATTTACTATCTAACTTGTGTTAGAGGTAATATTAGTCCATATCCAACTGGTTCTGGTGTTGGTGGAAACTTCCAAAACTTTAAGTTTTCGCAACCAATTTCTCAGTTATATCCAGAATTCTATAAAAATGATCCAGAATGGTATAAGCAGATTGATACTACTTTAATTGATCCCCCAGCAACTATTTCTGCTGCTGACAACTATATTCATGGATTAGTTACGGTTAATGATGCTAAAGGAAGTATTACTAGAGAGGCAATTAATGATCTCATTCAAGATCCAGGTTCAAAACGATATGTCTTTAGTGGTAACGTTGTAAAAGATGGTAAAGTTATTGATGTAGGAATTAAAGCTCAAGAGGGATCTGCTACTGCTGGTTCTGAAGGTAGAAAAATTCCTATTTGCGGAAACTCTTTGTTCCCAACAGAACAAAGAATGCACGTAGAACTACGTCGTCCATCGATTGCTCGTTCAGGTAACCACACATTTGAATATCTAGGTTTCGGTCCTGGTAACTACTCAACTGGTTTCCCACTACGTCAAGAAGTTGTTCTTACCGACATTCAAGATTTCTACGCACAAGCGAAAAGAGAAAACGGTGGTATTGTATTCTATACTGGTCTAAACTCAAATGGCGACTTGTATATTGGTAATCGTAAGATTAATGCTATTACTGGACAAGAGACATTCTTAGAATCTGCTACTCTTAACACCAGCTCTGATACAAACGATACGATCGCAAACTTTGTTACTACTTTTGATGGTCCTGTTACCTTCAACGATAAAGTATCTTTCCTTGCTCCAATTTCAAGAAGTCCAATTGTATTCCAAGCTCCTATTCAGGTTGATGTTCCCGCTACGGATCCTACAAGTCCAGTACAAGCACCTTCTCCAGCATCAATTGAAGTTTACACGAATCTTAGAACTTCTGGTGAGGATCTATCTCTTTCTCAAAATCCAAAAACTGGTAGAGCAACAGGAACTATTACTTTAACAGGTAATAGAATTCAATCTGCTGTTTATGGTATAAATCCTAGAGGATTACAACAGTACACGATTAGAACTGCTATTGAAAATTGGACTCCTAATCAGTTGAATCCGTATGGAGCTAATGGTGCTACTCAAGCAATTGATTTTAATACCGCATTCCCACTGGTTTCTGGTGATATTTTATTGAAGGGTGAGCAAGTAGGATTTACTGGTTCACTTGGTTGGATTTACGCAAACAATTATTCCATAATTTCACATACTTCAAGTAATGATAAGTTAAGTACTATAACTGGTTATGGCACAGGACAAAATAAAATTAGAATTACCTGGGCTATAAATCCAAATGTTGGATCTGCTTATACTAACCAACAGATTGGAATTACTTCATCTAATTTCCAAATCAGATTATCTGGAGGATACAACCAATCTGGTCCCAACAGCACTCTAGGCAGTAAAACACTAGGAACTTGGTCGATTATCTCTACAGGATTCTCTACATCAAATACATATATCGATATTCAACTTAATGATTCCGTAAGTATTGGTACATACAATATTTCTTATCAAAATGAACCAAATCTCGTAATTTCTTATAGTAATAATTCCTGGAAAGAATTTGGTGTAATTGGTGCAGAAGCAATTAGAACAGAAACTGATAATATCGGTAATTATAAAATTGGTATCAATACAGTTGCTCGCGCTGCAACTAGTGCTTGGTTGACTTCATTTGTTGATTCTGCCACAACGGCTCCTAGAGCAAACTTGGATGTGGTTGGTACTACGTTTATCAGCGGAAAACTACAACCTTCTGGTTCTTCTTTTGAAACAACTACAACCAAAACAGAAACTGGTGATCTAAACGCATTCTTAGTAGGTGGATATAGTTCATCTCCATCAAGATTTGCTGCCTTGAGAGTTGATACACTGAATAATAGAGTTGGTATTAATACCACTAAATCACAACAAATTGCTACCGTTGCTAGAAGTTCTAATGTAGCTACAATTACCACTGCTAATGCTCATGGATACGTTGCTGGTGATGTAGTAACAGTTTCTATTACAGGAACAACTTATAACACATTTAATGTTACCTCTGCGACTATTCTTGCCTCTCCTGCTCCAACAACAACCGCATTCAGTTACAGCAATACTGGAAGCACATTAAGCGCAATCGCGTTACCAGCGGGTACAACAGGAACAGTAACCAAACCAATTAATGATTTGGATTCATCATTTGTGGTTGATGGAAATGCCAGAATCACTGGAAATTATATATTCCAATCTGATATTGAAGTTGATGGTGGTGATATAACAACAACTGTTACAACTAATCCTTTCAATATTTTAAATCAGTCTACATTTGTTGGAACACTTAATCTCGCCAATTATTCCGCAACGGTTAATATTGGAACTTCAATTACAAACGCACAAACAGTTAATATCGGAACCAGCTCTACTAGTTCTCTTATCAATATTGGTAATTCTGCTACTACATCATCTAATGTTTCTAGAATTAATATTGGCGGAGCATATGGAAATAATGAATCGCAGAGTTATGTTTCGATAAACACTAAATCTTTCAAAACTGCTGGTGACGTAACACTTGGTACATCAAGAAATCTTCCAGATACTCTAACTATTGGAAGTACTGCTGGTACAGTTAACTTCTTCAATACCATAACATCAACTCTTAATTTTGGTAGTGCTGTATCAACCTTAACAATGGGTGGACAAGGTGGAAGCACACGAATTAGAAACTCGTTAACTGTTAATGGTTCAATTACTGGTAATTCTAATATTACTTTAATTGGTGGTTTGGTTGGATTAAACTTTACTGGCGTTAGAGCTCAATTAGGATCTACTGTAACTTCACATACTGGTACATTAACTCCTCCTACTACAAATACCGTAGATATCGTTTCGATTATCACTACAAACACTAATCAAATTGATACTCCAGGTAATGGTGTTTGGGGTTCAACTGCTACAAATGCAGATTATCAACAATCATTTACTAGTGCTGGAATCACACTGCCAGCACTAACTGGAAATTATTATTATCTCCCACTCAAAAATCCTCCTACTGGTTCTAACGCTATAGCAGTAAATGATTTCTTAATTATTAACAGTGCTCTTGGTGCTAATAGATGGCCAGAAATAGTTCAGGTTGATGAATTATCGCAAATTTCTGGATCTGGTCCTTATTGGATTAGAGTCAAGAGAACACCACTTGGATCATTCTTGCCAAAACCAAGCAGTGGTCATTTAGATGATACTGTAATTTACAAAGTAGTAATTCAATTTAATTCTACTTGGATAACATCAACTATCAGTACAACTGACACCAGTATTTCTATTGCTGAAATTGGCGGAACTATTAATGCGGGTGATTATATTATTATTGACAGACTTAGCACAGATTCTAATGATGCTAATGGTGCTGAATCTGGAGAAGCTATTAAAATTAGTAGCAGTTCTGCCCTTGTTTCTAAGAAGTTTACAATCAATGATGGTGCATCGCCAACACCAACTACATTCTTTAGTGTAGATTCTACTAATGGCAACACCATTATAGGTAATCCAAACACGACTTCATCAAATGGCAACCTTAGCATTTATGGTGCGTTTACTATGGCAGGTGGTACTCCAACTGGAGCCACGGAATGTGATAAGTTTAAATTAACAGATGCTTATGACACAACATTCCAAGTCAATACATGTACTGGTGACACAACTATTGGTAATCAAGTTGCAAGAATTGAATTAGTTCCTGTTTTTCTTAATAATAATGGAACTTCTTCATATCTACCAACAATCAGTACTATACTTTCATATTATCAAAACTCCACTGATACAGTAGTCTATTCTTATTCGGATGACCAAACAACCATCAACCCTGGTGGACCAGTAACAACAACTTCTGGAGCAATGACGCTTGCTTCCAGTCTATATCAGAGTTATTATTTACCAGTTCAAAGTATTTCTGGTTTTTCTGCTGATGATTTGATACTTGTTGGTAATATAACAACAGGTGTCTTTGAAATTATGCAATTAACTGGAGATCCATTTTTAACAGCTGGAAGCATGATAGTTTATCGTGCTAGAGAAGGAACTAATACTATAACAGTTAGCGCAGGATTTACAGTTAAGAAAATTTCTAAGCATCCAGAAACAGCAAATCTAATTGATATTGCTCAAAGAACAAGAACTTCCACAACATTATCTCCAACTACTCCATTCTTATCAGCTATTATTGATCTCGGTTACATTGTTCAACAAAAAATTGATTATAATCAGTATATCAGACTGGTTAGAGGTAATAATTCTTCTATATTTGTTGTTCCTAAATCTGATGGTACAGTACAATCTGGTAGATTACTAGGTACTAGACATTTACCAGGAATAGATGAAAATAGACAAAGTGGTGCTATACCATTTAGAAGAGGTAATCTAACAATAAACAATGATATGAAAATGATTGGTGGTAGTTTAACTATTACTGATTCTACAAATCGTTCTGAGTTGTTTAAGATTTTTAACGATGATGGTCACGCAGATCACAGCGCAAATATTGGATGGATAGCTAGTGTTAGAGGAAGAGGAGATTTCTTCTTGTATGGTTCTGGGTGTCCAGAATCTGTACTTATTTCTGCTGCTGGATATTCCCCAACTTTCTCAGTTGATAATTTAGGTAATGCTAGAGTTCTTTTAACCTTGGGTGTTACTGGAGTAGCAGCTGCTTCTCCATCTTCAGGTATTTCTTCATTGTCTGTTGACAATTTGGGTGTAAATGGAGCAAATAAATTTACTATTAAACAAACTGGAGAAATCGATTCATTTGGTTATACCAGTTTCTATACTCCTAGTGGTGCTAGACATACTAGATATGTTTCAACCACCTCCACTGATGATGCCAAAGTTTTAAGTCCAAACATTGTTTACATGGTTAATGTTACAAGTCAAGATACTTTAATCTTGACATTGCCAAGTAGCCCAAGAACTGGCGACACAGTTAAAATTGTTGAAGTTGGTGGTAATTTAAGCTATCAAACTACATTAGTCGTGAGAGCGCCAGGAACATCGGTTAGAGTACAGGGAGATTCTACAGGAACATTGTTTGGTGGAAGATCAACTGCTTATCCTTCTGGTGAATTGGTCGTACAAACTCCAAATGCTGCATTTACTTTGGTTTATCTTGGAAGCACTGACAGCAATGGTCAAGTAGGAATTCCTTCCACGGTTCAAGGTTGGTGGTTAATGGAGGTTTGATTTGTGGCAAACTACAACAGAGTAAAAACGGTTAATACTGCTCCTGTTGGTACTATACTTCCTTGGTGTGGTAGTAGTGTCGGTTCAGCATTAAAAGATGCTATACCAAAAGGTTGGATGGTTTGCGATGGTAGACAATTAAAAGCGTCCGATTATCCACTTTTGGCATTGACTATAGGAAATACTTATGGTCCGTTTCCAGAGGTTGGGCAATCTGGTCCTGTTGGAATTGTAAACTCTTATCCTAATTATGATCCTGATGGACAAAGAACTGGATATACTGATATTTTTTATTTACCAAGTTTTAACCAAAGAGCTTTAGTAGATATTGAGGCTTCATTGCTTACTACATTAGAATCATCAGTTATTGGTAATTATGTTTCAGAAAATGGTGTCGGTGCTTCTCCACCAACATTTTCAACTAGTTATGTCAGTATTTCTTTTCAGACAGAACAATCTAATAATCTTGCTGGAAGATTAACGGGCGTAAGTATTGGTGATCCGTCATATCTTGATACTTATTATATTATTCCCAGAAAATTAGGAATCGATCACACGCCAAGTCATACTCATGCTAGAAATACTGCTAGTGGAATTGAATACAATTCTGTATCTATAGGTGCTGGTTATGCTAGAGTATTTGAAGCTGGAAACTCAATAACACAATCTTCGTGGACAAGTGCTACTGCTTTGGGAAATAATGGAGCTAATTCTACCCCAGATTCGTGGTCTAGTCCAAATATTCCATTAACTTATTATGACGCAGATGCATCGTCACTAGTTGATACTAGTACCTTTAGAACATATGCTTCTACTGCTACCCAAATTCCTTTAACTACTACTAGAACAATTGGTAGTTATGCTAATACTCAATCATATACTGATCCTGGTAATAGAATTGCTGGCGTAGCACAGGAAGGCGTTACAGGCTCAATTCCAGTAGCTGGAACATATCAATCTCTTAGAAATTATTACTTGGACAACCCAACTCAAACATACGCTACTACTTTACAACACAACCAAGAATCATATAATAGTTCTGCTATGGCATCTCATAATCATGCAACCATAGATTTGGAAATGAATAAGGGTGGATTGGGTTTAAGTTCTACAATATTATTCAATAATGTTGGTACTGGCAGTGTAACACCAATAAATGTAGATAGAGCAATAAATATAAGTATTAATCCAAATACTCCATCTCAAACTATTACTTACATAATAAAGGCGTATTAACAAAATGGCAGTATTTTATAACAAAGAAAGATCTAAATTAGGAAGCGTAACTGGTTCTATTATTAGTTTTTCTACTAAATTAGAAACTAATGAACCAACTGATCCAAATAATAAAAGATTGCTGCCAGCTGGATATCTTAGGTGTGATGGATCAGTATATTCTGCCAATATTTACCCGCTATTAGCCGAAATAGTAGGTACTGGTGATAATTGTAAGTTTAAAAAATCTTCTACTACTTTAAGATCTGATCAGTTTCAAGTTCCTGATTTATTAGTAAAACACATCAGAGCTTCTACTGGTGCTAACGTAGGAACTATTAATGATTTACAATATCAAACTGCTACAGGAACTACTTTAACAAAATCTGGAATTGGATTAGATGTGTTATCAAATATAAACTCAACATATACTTTATCATATACTGGAAGTTTTTATCTTCCTTCAGTAACAGTTGATCTCAGAGGACAACCATCTTTTACCAGAACTACTGGAGATTACACAGAAAATTCTGATGTTCCATATAATGGAATTATACCACATGCTCACTTTAGTACCACTCTTAGAAGCAGAACTAAAAATTATGGTGGTACTAATACAGCAACTACACAAAATAATTACGACAGAAGATCAAGTACTTTGGATATTTGTACATGGTACAAAAATACATATCAAATACTTTGTCAACACTCAGCAGAAACTTCTGGTGGGTATCCAACAAGCACATTTAGTCGTTCTTTCCCTGGTAACACATCGAATGCTTGGAAATTTACTAACATGTGTTTAACATCATGTCGTTTTAATACTACTGATGGTGGTGCTTCTTGTTTAATACCCACAACTGCTGCTGCTTGCGATTCTTGTGTTTATAGTTTTCAATATCCTGCACAATATACTGGAGGTAATTTTAGTTCTGGAGCCTATCAAACAACATTATGTGGTGGACCCATTACATATACTTCTACTGGGTATCTTATGTGTTTTCCCTCTGGATTTTTTGGTGGAATTGTGTCATCTTGTGGATATGCTGCTCCATCTGCTGGTAATTATGGTGCTGGCAATCCAGGATTAATAACATTAAGTGGTAATTTTTCTGGCGTTACTGTACCATTTGCTACAGGTTCTTCCACTTTAACTGGATATATGGGTTTAAGTAATGTTACTACTCAAACAAGTGATTTTGGAAATGATGGAACACATAAACATAGAACACCTTTAACTCCACAACCACACACATATCAAGTAAGAACTAAAGCGCAAACTTTTCCAGCAGAAGGATTGACATCTACTATTACTGTGAACACTACCGCAGAAAAAAAAGCAGATAATTATATTCAACCATACGTCGTTGTAGAATATTTAATCAAGGTATAACATGGCAGACTATAGAAACAGGTATCAAAATTTTTACTTAGATAAAAAAGGATCTTATGTTCCCGTAGGATCTGTGGTGCCAGTTCTTGCTGATGTATATTCTAGAAATTCTGATCCCATTACTTATGATCCTGGTATAGGATTACGCTCTGGAGCACAAACACCACATTATTCTTATTTTGGATATTTGTATTGTGATGGGTCTTTGTATAATATTAGAGATTATCCAGGATTATATGAGATAATAGGTAATACTTATCTTCAAACATCTGATATTAGAAATGGATATTCTCCTGCCAACACTTCTTCTGATGGAAGTATACAGAGATCATTATTTGATGGCAATGATTTTTATTTGGTTTTTTCTCAAGATTCATCATTGAGTTGGAATTCTAGAGATCCTTCTCATAACTTAGTTAAAAGACCTTTTCCATATGGAGCTTCTCTTAATATTACTAATTTGGGAAGTTTTCCAACAGGATTATTAGCAACTGCTACAAATTATACTTTAGTTGCTCCTACTACAACAAACATAAGTGTTGCGGCAAATGAATATCTTTATAAAGTTGATGGTGTTTCTGGTGCTAGCGTTAACAAAACAACATACACCAAAACTTGGTCAACTTTAATTACATATCCAACGTATACAATAAAGAAAAATTATGCTTTGAGTGATTTTCCATATATTATAGGAAAATTTAGAGTTCCTGATTACAGGCAGAGAAAATTAATTGGTTACTCTGAAAATGGAATTTCTGGTGCTGGATCTTCAACAATAGAATCTAGGTCAAATGCTGATGTTGGTGCTACTGGCGGAAGGTGGTATATTTCAACGTCTTCTATTGCTGATCCCAGTTTCTATGTAATTGGGGATGTTAAAACCACTGGATATTCTAGTATTAGTACAATAGTATCTTCGGATTTGATTGGTAGTGTTCAATTTAAAATTGGCCCAGTAGAAGATTATACTTTAGTACGTCCAATCACTCACTCACACATTTTATTAAACTGTGTACCAAATGAAAGTACAGAATTTGCCAAATCTTATACAGAAGTTGATAGATTTTCTGTTGCTTATCAATCAATTACTGGAAATATTATTGAATTTGTTCCAGGACAATCTCCAGCTGGTATTAGACCAGCTACAGCTACTGGCGTTAGTGACGCAACATCAGATGGAGCTCCACTAGCACATAGTCATGGTATAGTAGGATCAAGATTAACGAGCACATCGGTTGCTACATATGGAAATACAAATGGAATTGGTGAATTTCTAGTAACAAATGGCGTAACAAATTATAGATCAACTGATACTCCAGCAATTCCTGTTAATGGCAATTTAACTTATAGTTCCGTAACTGGATATGTTTCTGTTAATACAGTATCCGCACACGGATTTGTTGCTGGAAATGTTATTACTATTTCTGGTGCAACACCCAATGCTTTTAATGGACAATTTACGGTGTTGGCAACGGGATTATCGTCAACATATTTTCAATATACACCATTAACTGCCCCAAGTCCAACCACATCCAGTGGTACAATTATATTGCGTAGTGCTAATGGATTTTTCCAAACCAGTACAGTAACTGTATTGCCTAGAATGTGGGTGGTGGATGATATTACTGTAATTGGAGGAAAAACAGTTTTAATTGATAATCCTGCTGGATATCAATTAGTTCAAGATAATCAGATAACAACTGCTGGAACAACTAATATAACTGCTCCATCTACTTATGCGAGAATAGTTGTAGCTTTAACTTCTTCTGGTGGTGGGGGAGCAAATAGTACTTCAAATGGTACTAATGCTGCCGATACTACATATAGTTTTACTTTAGATGGTGTTGTATATGGTATAAAAGTTACTGGTGGTGGGGGTGGATTTAGCAGCAATGCTGGTGGGTCTCCAGGAAATGTATATTATTCGGTCAATGGTGGCGCATATAGCACTACAGTTCCATCATCATTAACAGCCAATACAAAATTTAGTCTTGTT